CGTAAGAAGTTTAAGACAGAGCAGATAGACGAAGAGCTTGCTGTGTTCAAAGCTGCTTACCCTGCTGGCTGGATTGATAAGGTGGAGTTGAAGGCCAAGAAGAAAGGCCAGCCTGTCTATTCCTACTGGTACTGCTGGCATGAAGCTGAGACATTGAATGTCATGGTTGATGGCTTTCGCTTTGACTTCGGCACTGGTGGTATTCATGGCAGCTTGTCATCATGCATCGTAGCTGAGAGCGATACTCACCAGCTTATTGATGCTGATGTTAGCTCTATGTATCCGAACATTGCCATTGCCAACAGGGTGTATCCAGAACATCTCACTGACAGGTTCTGTGACATCTACAAGGATGTGTACGAGCAGCGTAAGAGCTACCCCAAGGCTAGTGCTGAAAACGCCATGCTGAAGCTGGCATTGAATGGTGTGTATGGTGACAGCAACAACCAGTACAGCCCCTTCTATGACCCTCAATACACCATGACCATCACTATCAACGGACAGCTTAGCCTGTGCCTGTTGGCTGAGAAGCTGTTGACTATTGAGGGATTGTCGCTGGTGCAGGTCAATACCGATGGTGTCACTGTGTTGTGTCCACGCAACATGATGGACAGGTACAACACCATCTGTGAAGCATGGCAGCAGCAGGTAGGATTGCAGCTTGAGTATGCCAACTATTCAAAGATGATTATCCGTGATGTGAATAACTACCTTGCCTTCTACACCGATGGTAAAGTTAAACGCAAGGGAGCATATCAGTATGAAGGATTGGGATGGCATCAAAACCAAGGTGGATTAGTCATCCCTATGGCAGCTGAAGCAAACATGATTTATGGTACAGACATTAAAGATTTTGTACAAAACCATAAAGACATGTACAATTTCATGCTGAGAACAAAGGTGCCACGCAATAGCAAGCTTATGCTGGTGATGGATGATGGTACTGAAATACAACAGCAAAACATTTGTCGTTACTACGCTTGCAAAGATGGTGGTAAGCTGGTTAAAATCATGCCAGCATTGATTGAGGGTGGTGAAGATAGAAGGTTGTCAATTGACAGCAGCTGGAATGTTAAGACATGCAACAACATCAAAGACTTCGGCAATGATATTGACTACGATTATTACATTGCAGAAGCTGAGAAGCTTGTTGTACAATAGGGTTTTCTTCTTTAGTAAAAGAAGCGGCATAGGTAGCCTCGTTAGTGCTACTGTTTTTAAAAAGGAAATGATATGACTGAAGAAGTTAAAGCTATCAAGATTAAAGCAGATGTGTTCTGGTGTCAGCATGACAAGATCAATGAGATGAGCGGAAAGTTCCAACTTAACCTGTGCAACCTCTCTGATGCAGCAGCCGCTGCGTTTGAACAGATGGGTATCAGTGTGCAGATCGGTGAAGACAAGAAAGCCGACATGGGTAAATACATCACATGTAAATCTGAGAAGCCTATTCGGGTATACGATACAGATGGTGATGAGATTACTGGACAGATCGGTAATGGCAGCAAGTGTAAAGCTCTGGTCGGCAGCTACGATTGGACATATAAAAACAAGAAAGGCGTTAGCCCTTCCCTGCGTAAGCTTATCATCACTGACTTGGTTGAGTATGCTGTTGGTGGTGATCTCGATGATGATGACATCTTGTGATTGGTAATGACAATAGCACTGATTGACAGTGACATTGTTGCCTACCGCATAGCATTCGCATGCGAGAATGAAAATGAAGTCACTGCTAGGCGTAGGCTTGATAGTTACTTAACAGACATTCTTGTATGCGGTGTTGACAGCACATATCCTGATTGCTTCGTAGATAGTTGGCAATTGTTTCTCACTGGAAAGAATAACTTCCGGTATGACATTGCAACAACAGCGGTCTACAAAGGAAATAGGATTGCCCCAAAGCCTGAACATTTGCCAGCATTACGCAAGCATATGATAGAGGAATGGGGCGCTTGTGTTTCTGAAGGGCAAGAAGCTGACGATGATGTTGCTATTGCTGGCACTGAGCATGGTGATAGTGGCATCATGGTGTCATTGGATAAGGACATTGATCAAGTAGCAGGGTGGCACTACAACTTCGTAAAGAAGCAGGGCTACTATGTAAGTGAAGCAGAAGGCTTATTCAAACTATACTGTCAGATATTGACAGGAGATACAGCAGATAACATCATCGGTATCAAAGGTGTTGGTCCTGTAAAGGCTAACAAAATACTCAGTGATTGTGTCTATGAATACGACATGTACTGTCGTTGTGTAGAAGCATATGATGGTAATGAAGATCGTGTAATTGAGAATGCTCGATTACTTTATTTACGCAGAACAAAGGACGAACCTTTATGGAACCCACCAGAGAAGACATGAAACCAAATGATGTGGCGATGATACTGCGTCCAATCATTGTAGAAGGCGAAGAATGGGATGGAGGTTTTGAAGTATTGATTGCTGGTATTGGACCTATAACAATGCCAGAAGATAGCATCCGTGAGTTGATCAGCATGGCAATGTTGGTAGCCACTACTATCCCTATGATGGAGAGTGATTCAGAGCTTACAGAAAAGATCATGATTGAGTGCGCTAAGGTGTACGGTGATGCTGATGATGTTGATATTCAAACTATGATAGCTACAGAGGAAGGTTTGTCACTCACTGTTAATAGCAAAACAGTTGGAGGTATGCAATGAGGAATAGTTGCAATGGTTGTTTCTATCTAAACCAAGTGAGAGAAGAGGAGCCTTGTTACACCTGTCATAACTATTGCAACTGGGTTGCCAAAGACTTTTTAGCTAGCGTTCCTGATACACATGTTGGCAAGACTATTTTTTCTGAACGACAACAGGAAATTAAGGGTCACACTTACGATTCTTTGAGATACGCAACTAAGGCTGGTGTTAAGTTTGATCAGGACAAACCTCAATGGACTCTGGTTCCTTTCAAAGCCCTTGACGAAGTGGTGAAGGTGCTGACCATTGGTGCAAGGAAGTATGCTCCTGACAACTGGAAGAAGGTGCCTAACGCACGGCAGCGCTACATTGATGCAGCGTTCCGTCACATGTCAGCATACGCCAGTGGTGAGAAGCTTGATGCTGAGACAGGTAAGAGCCATCTGGCACACGCTATGTGCTGCTTGCTATTCTTGCTGGCGTTTGATCTGGATAAAACTTTGGAGAAAACTAATGGCTAAAGCTACTGTCACTGTTGAGTTTCATGTAGATGTAGATGATCTTGGTGCTGCTTACAGCAATGAGGATTATCTCATTGAAGAAATTAAAGATCAGATATCTTACGGGCTGTACAGGTTTGATGCTCAGGAGGTTATGTTTACCCGTGTTGATATTGAAGGACTATGATGGAAAACATTGTTATCCATTTAGCCAGTAATGGTTTCATCGTCACATACAACGAAGAGTTTTCTCAACAAGACTACATTGCATACGACATTACAGAAGTTTGCGAGATTGTTCGTGACATCTTACGGGCAGCAACATACAATGTTGACATGTCTAATGTTGTAACAAACACTGTGCCAAATGCATAACTCCGGTGAATGGACTGACGCGAGGTTCCGAAGCTTCATCACTTCGGCGCTTCGTGCTGCGTCCAGACGCTGGCCTCCTAAGTACAAGTCTTTGAAAGAAGCCTTTGTCGGTAAGAAGGTTAATGCAAAAACTGGTAAGATTGCAATGCACTATAAGTGCGTTACCTGTGATGGCATCTTTGTTGCTGCTGATGTACAGGTAGACCACATCTACCCTGTCGTTGACCCTAAGAAGGGCTTCATCAGTTGGGATGTGTACATCACTAGAATGTTCTGTGAGATTGATGGGCTTCAAGTGATGTGCAAACCTTGCCATAAAGAGAAAACTACCCAAGAAAAACTTGAAAGGAAAATGAAATGAACTTTCTACCATTGCTTGCCCTGCTATTTATTGGGCTTAAACTTACAAACTATATTGATTGGAGTTGGTGGTTAATAACGGCTCCGTTGTATGTGCCAGCAATCATTGCTATACTTGCGTTGATAGGTGGACTTGTTGCAGGTGGTAAACTAAGTATAAGGAAAATGAAATGAAAATCACAGTTGAATCTATTAAAGAGAACGAAGACGGGTCTGCTGATTGCAACATCTATCTTGATGAAGATGCTAAAGAATTTCTAATCAGATACGCCATCATTGCTTGCCTAACAGAGGCTATTGAGAATGGCAGAAAAGCAACCCCTCCTGTTGCAGAAACAATACAGGATGAAAATAAAGAAAGCAAGGGTGATGAATCAGGTATAACTACTGTTTCTAATTAGCGCGGGTTACGTCAGTGGTCAGACTATTAGGCTCATAACCTAAAGGACGGAGGTTCGAATCCTTCACCCGCAACCACTTCATCAACAGGGGCTTCGGCCCCTTTTTCACCCGCCTGAATAGGAACATGAATAGCATTATGAATAAATACCCAGTGGTATTGGACATCTCTAGAGACTCTTTATTTGACGAACTTGGACTTCAAAGGCTTAAAGAAAGCTACATGCGTGACGATGAGACTAGCCCACAGGAGCGCTTTGCTGCTGTATCGTCAGCGTTTGCAACCAATGCTGCACATGCTCAGAGGCTGTATGAATACAGTAGTAAGCACTGGCTTAGTTATTCTACGCCTATCTTATCTTTCGGTAGGTCTAAGCGTGGTTTGCCTATCAGTTGCTTTCTTAACTATATTGATGACAGTGCAGAGGGTCTTGTTGATAATCTATCTGAAACTAACTGGCTCTCGATGTTAGGTGGTGGTGTCGGTATCCACATGGGTATCCGCAACAGCGATGACAAGTCTGCTGGCATCATGCCTCACTTGAAAATCTATGACGCTAGTTCATTGGCCTACAAGCAGGGTAGCACACGGCGCGGTAGCTATGCTGCCTACCTCAACATCAATCATCCAGACATCATTGCCTTCCTTGAGATGCGTAAGCCAACAGGTGATCAGAACCTACGCACATTGAACTTGCATCATGGTGTCAATCTGTCTGACAAGTTCATGTCCATCATTGATGCATGCATGAAAGACCCTGATGCTGACGATGCCTTTGAGCTAGTCAATCCATCTAATCAACAAGTTGTTGAAGTGGTGTCTGCTAAGTATCTGTGGCAAAAGATTCTTGATCTTCGCATGCAAACTGGTGAACCCTATCTTGTCTTCATTGACACAGCCAATGCTGCTGTACCACAATGGCTCAAGGACAAGGGACTCACCATTAATGGCAGCAATCTATGCACTGAAATCTTCTTGCCAACAAGTGAGAAACGCACAGCAGTATGTTGCCTGTCTTCTTTGAACCTTGAGTACTACGATGATTGGAAACACGATGAACATTTTATCAACGATGTTATGGAAATGCTGGACAATGTACTTCAGTATTTTATCGACAACGCTCCTAGCCCTATTGAACGTGCTAAAGTCAGTGCCACTATGGAACGTAGTGTCGGGTTGGGCGCGTTAGGATTTCATGCTTATCTGCAAAAGAAACGCATGAGCTTTGATGGTGTGATGGCTAAGAGTGTCAACATCGAAATCTTCAAGCACATTCACAAACAATGTCTCAAAGCAGATGAGCTTTTGGTTGAGCTTCGTGGTCCATGTCCTGACTCTATGTTCTCTGAGAAGCCTCGCCGCTTTAGCCATCACATGGCAGTAGCGCCTAATGCCAGCAGCAGCCTCATCATGGGTAATACATCCCCATCAATCGAGCCTTATCGCGCTAATGTATACCGTCAAGATACATTGTCTGGTGCGTTTGTTCATAAGAATAGATTTCTTGTTAAAGAGCTTGAGGCGCTTGGCTTGAACGATGATGACACATGGGCATCAATCATCAGCAATGACGGCTCTGTGCAGCATCTAGACATCCCTGACATCATCAAGGAAGTGTTCCAGACAGCGATGGAGATTGACCAGCGATGGATTATTGAGCATGCTGCTGATCGCCAGAAGTACATTGATCAGGGTCAGAGTGTGAATCTGTTCTTTCCAGCGACTGTGAGCATCAAGTATTTGCACAGCATCCACTTCATGGCATGGAAGAATGGACTAAAGAGCTTATACTATCTGCGCTCAGAGAAGGTCAAGAAGGCTGACAAGGTTGGCTCACAGATTAAACGACAGCGCATTGAAGATGAGATTGATTTGAAACAAATTGTAGATGGTGACACCTGCTTAGCTTGCGAAGGATGATATGAATAAAGTTGGCGACATTACCGAAGAGCGTATTACATTCAAACCGTTTAAGTATCCGTGGGCATACGATGCTTGGCTGCAACATGAGCAGAGCCATTGGCTGCACACTGAAGTGCCAATGTCTGAGGATGTTAAAGACTACAAGAAGCTGAAGAAGGATGAGCAGGAGTTTCTGACAAAGATACTGCGCTTCTTTGTGCAGGGTGATCTGGATATTGGCAGTGGATACCATGACCATTACATCCCTGTGTTCAAGCAGCCAGAGGTGAAGATGATGCTGTCAGGCTTTGCCTCACGCGAAGCTTTGCATGTGGCAGCATACGCTCATTTGATTGAAACACTTGGCTTGCCTGAGTCTACATACAATGAGTTCTTGCAGCACAAGGAAATGGTGGAGAAGCATGACTATGTGCAAGGATTGGATGACGCACCGATGGCTGCAAAGATTGCCACCATCAGCGCATTCGGTGAAGGTATGCAGCTATTCTCCAGCTTTGTTATGTTGCTAAACTTCGCACGAAATGGTAAGCTAAAGGGGTTGGGTCAGATCATTGCATGGTCTATTGTTGATGAAACACAACATGCTGAAGGCATGATAAAGGTATATCGTGAATATGTTAAACACCACAAAGATGAAACTACACCTGAGCAGATTAAAACTATCGCTGAAGAAATGGTGGGCATCGAAGACGCTTTCATTGATCTTGCTTTTGGAATGCTTGATGTCGAAAAGCTTACCAAAGAAGAAGTGAAGAAGTATATCCGCTACATTGCAGACAGACGGCTGATATCTATGGGGATGAAGGGTATCTACAAGATCAAGAAGAATCCTCTGCCGTGGGTTGATGGCATGCTTGGTACATCACACACCAACTTCTTTGAGCAGCGTGTCACAGACTACAGCAAGGGTGCTACCACTGGCACATGGGATGATGTATGGGGGAAAGCAGCATGAGCGATGATGAACGACTTAAGAAACTAGTAGCTGAGTTCTTTACAAACTACTTAGACTACACTGAGGACAGTGAAAGCGGTGTGATGTTTAACCCTATTTATATCTCATGTTGCAGGGCATTAAAGCTTGAGCCGCTAGAGAAACTTCTTATTGAAATGAAGACACTTGCTGGTGTTAGCAACAAAGGGCAAGAATGATTGAGGTGGCTGTTAGTGCAGCTATGCTTGTCGAAGCAAGAGATAAAGCAGCAGAGATGGGCAGGTTGTACAACAGCATCATCAGGGGTGCTGGCAACATTGCTGGCTTCATAGGTGAAGACATAGCTCAGCAGGTATTGGGTGGAGAACTAAACAATACCTATGACTATGATCTTGTGTTACCATCTGGAAAGACTGTTGATGTAAAGACAAAGCAGACCAGTGTCAAACCTCTTGAAACTTATGAGTGTTCTATTGCTGCACTTAATACAACCCAAGAGTGCGACTACTACTGCTTTGTTCGCGTCAAGAATGACTTCACTGTTGGCTGGTATCTTGGCATGTATGACAAGAAACAATACATGCTA